TGACCTTCTCCACGAAATCTATGACCATCGGACTGACCATCTCCTCGTCCCTGAATATCGCCCTGACGGGACCGAGACCGCGCTCCTCGTGCAACTCCTTGGCGAGGTGGAGCACGGCCGTCGAGTCCTTGCCCCCGGAGAACTGCACGCAGACCGTGTCGAACGTGTCGTAGACGTGCCTGATCCTCTTTCTCGCCGCGTCCACGCATGTCATGTCAAGGTAGAGGCGCTTGCGCGGCATCAGAACTCCGCGTTCGTGCTTATGAAGTCGATCAGCTTGGATGCCGTGGTCTCGCCGACGTATGCGGGGTCGTTCCTCAGGTACCTGATGAAGTCGTACCATCTCTTTTGTTGCACGGCGTCGTCGAACACGAGCGTGTACTGCACTATCGCCCTCTCCCCGCCCCTGACGCCGACCGCCGTGCTTCCCCTCGTGATCGCCTCCTCCTTGTCAACCGAGTCCGTCGCGATGTAGTCGATTTCGTCATTTTCGTTTTTCGTCTCGACGATCCGTTCGTCGTCTGCGGTCTGGAACGGGTTGACTATCACCGCCGGCGTGTACCCGCCCCGGTTGTCGTTCCTTTCGTTGGTGATGATGTCCATGTTTATGGAGGCGACCTCGAACTCGTCCCAGCCGAGACCGAGAAGCAGGTCCGGATAGTCCGAGGAGATCTCCGATATGAGGTCGAGCACGACCTGCTGGTCGGTGTTTCCCAACTCCGTCGTCCTGTTGTCGGCGAGGGCGAACGCATGACCGCGACTTTCGTCGACGTCGTAAACGATCGCCGCCATTTTTTTCCATCCCAGCTTCTTGGCGGCGATCAGCTGGTGATTGCCGGCTATCACCGAGTACTTTCCGTCCCCGGCGGGCATGACGACTATCGGCTTTATTTGTCCGAACTCCTTGTAGGAGGCGACGATTGACTCGATGTTGCCGATGCGTGGGTTCTTCTCCATCGGCCTGAGCAGGTCGATGCTGACGGCGAGCCCAGCGAGGGAGGGGTGGATGTTCCCGTCGTCGTTGTTTTCGTCGTTCACACTTGTGCCCTGACGTTTGCGTTCAGCGTCCTGAGCGCGTCGATTGAGGTTCTCAGCGACAGCAGCTTCTCCCTCTTCGCCTTGACGAGGGCCTCGGAGATCTTGTAGTCGTAGTTCTCGTCGTTCATCTGGTAGTCGGCCCAGGCCTCGCGCTCCTTGATGGAACCCTTGGCGGCCAGGTACGACTTCGCCCAGTTCGCCTTGTACTTGGCCTCCTTCTTTGCTGAGTCCATGGAGAGCGTCTCAAAGGCCTCGGTCTCGCCCTCGAGGAGTTCCATCAGACGAAGGAGTTCCTCCTCGACTTCAACCTGGCTAATCGGAGTACTGCGAGTCACTGCACCTTCCTTCGTAGTTGTCAACGGGCGACCAGTCGACTCCGTCGGCGACGGCTCGGCTTGCCTCGGGCCAATCGTACCTTGCCTCGCCGTGCCTAATCAATGCCATTTCCTCCAGTATCCATGCGTCGCACATGTCGTCGGCTCCGGGACCGACCCACGCAATCCCCGTCCTGGCCGATACGGCGGAAACGACCTCGCTCTTCGAGGAGTTGCCCTTTCCCGTGGCGAATTTGGCCCTCGTCGTCGGCGCCACCTCAACGAAGGGTATGTTGGCGGAGCAGAGGACGTACCTCACGACCCCGCCGAGCTCGCCGATCGAGAACGCCTGGCCAGAGCGGGCGGCGAAAGCGTAGCCCTCCAGGACGACGGCGGTCACGCGGTGAAAGCGGACGAGCTCCATCACGGTGGTTGATATGTCGATCAGCCTCTGCGTGCCCCTGCTCTTCGGGATTATTGCGCCCCGGGAATCTCGCACGGACCACCCCGTGGACGAGAGGGACAAATCCAGCCCCATGAAGATTTTTTCTTTTGCCACGAACGAAAACTACCGCGCTTGGCGGGCTGCCCCCGGGGCCTGCACTCCCCGGAGGCGCGGCGCCCGATGGGGGCCTAACCCGTCGCGGATTTAACCGCCAGAACGGATCACCCCCTCCCTTGTCGAGTTACCTGCCACGATTGTATCCTTATAGCTAATACTGAAAAGGGTAATAGTTATACGATTACGTTTTTTTCCAACTCTCAATGGACAGACCCAATTCGAAGGCTTTTTGCGGATATTTTCCGATTCTCTCGTGACACGGCCTGCACACGGCCATGAGATTTTTCTCTTCCAGTATCGAGCCGCCCTGCGATCTGCGCACGAGCTCGTGGACGTCCTGCGCCGGTTTGCGGATGTAAGTGATCCTGCCGTCGTGCTTGGCGAACACAGGGCACGCCTCGCACCATTTCCTCTCCGTCAGAATCTTTCGGACGACGGCCCGTCGCTCGACGTAAATTGACTCAGTTTTTTTGGAGCGACTCCTGAGTTTCGTTCTCCTCTTCGGGGGCGCCGAGTCTTTCGAACGCCCAGACTCCGTTGAGCGCTTTGTAGAGCGCTTCATCGGCCGGCGTCGTCTCAATGTCATACCTCAAAAGATACGTCCTGTGGGCCTCTATGGCGTCACGGCACATCTCGTAGAAATTCTCCCGGTCGGCGCCGGTCGCCTTTTGCAGCGAGATCATGCCGGCGACGTCGGAGACGCGCTTGACGACGTAGAACTTGAAGCGATCGGCCTTGGCGATTTTGCTCTCGTAGTACATCTTCGCCTCCACCCCCAGGTTCACGCCGTCCTCGCCGAGACTCAGGTACCTCTTGTCGTCGGCGATCATGTCCTGCGTCAGGCCCTCGATCTGGCGGTTCAAATTATCCAGCAGGGCGTTGAGTGCCCTCATCCACCTGTCCAGGTTGTGCGACTGGCAAAGGAACTGCTTGTGCTCGTCCGACGCCTTGTTCTTGACTTCCTGCGCCACCATGTGCGCGAAGGCGTCGTCGCTTATGTAGTGGTTCATTTTTTTTCCTTCTTCCAATACTCGCATATCGTATCCTTGAAGAAGCACCAGTTGCAAAGCTTTGTCGGTTTCGCCGGCCAGTTGTTGTCGTTGAACGACGAGACGATGGCGTCGTACGTCTCGGTTATGAGCCTGTGCACCTCGTCCAGTTTCGACTGGTCCACTAGCCTGATGAACCGCTTGCCGTCCTTGAGGTACAGGAGCTCCACCGAGCCGATCGGGTGCTCGGACACACCCGAGAGGAGCGTCGCGTAGATCATCAGCTGTATGAACTTGTCGTCGACGTACGGCTCGCGCGGCGTCTTGCCCGTCTTGTAGTCGGATATGCGAACCATCCCATCGTCGACGAACCACCTGTCGATGAAGCCCTTCACCCTGACGCCTCCCACCCTGCCGTCAAGCTCCGTCTCGACGCCGCCTACGGTTACGGCCGATGGTTGCTCGACCCTGAATATGTTCTCCAGGCACCACCACGCCGACCACCTGAATTTTTGCGCTTCCTTCTCGGGAACTACGCCCCTAATCCGGTCCGCCCACTTTCCGTCGGACCACACGGACGTGCTGAGCGACCTCAGCGATGTCGCAGTCCTCTGATCGGGGTCCAGCGACCCGTAGAACGACTCGAGGACGTCGTGGACGAAGTTCCCCAGCAGGGTCGCCTGCGTCGGGGGTTCCTGTATCTGGTTGACGCGGGAGTACTTGTACTTCAACGGGCACTGCGAGTACGTCGCCAGCGAGGACGGCGAGACGTACTCGGGTAGCTCGTATGGGAGCGGGTCCGACATGGGACCCTACTCGGACTTGATGCGATTCACCTCGGCGACGATGAACTCGAGGTCCTCCACCGACACCGAGTCGATCGACTTGGGCACGGGCTCCCCCTTCGTCCGCTCGTTCCAACGCTCACGCATCTTGTTCTTTTGGTCCGGCTCGAGACCCTTGGCCAGCGACACGAACGTGTTCCACAGCGAGACCTTGCCGTCCTGGACCGACTCGGCCTCGAGGTGTTGCTCGATCTCTATGGCGTCGTCGCTTCGGGCCAGGTACAGCCCGACGCCGAGAGTCTGCGCCGCCTTCTTCAGGGCGTCCGATATGGCGCCCTTGAACTCGTCGCCGAGATCGAGTATCTGGCCCTGCTTGGTTCGCTTGATCTTCTGCCCGCCGAAACCGTCGCGGGCGATCGGCTGGAAGTCCGTGGCGAAGTACTCGATCCTGACGTGGGCCACGACGAAATCCGGGTCGGCGGCGTCGCGCTCGCAACGAACGATGGTGAAGGACCACTTGTCCACCCCGAGGACCTTGTTCAGCCTGTTGATCACCTCGCTGACGGGGATGTAGGTGAGCGCCGTGCCGCCCTTGGTGACGGTCCTCTCCATCTCCTGCGGGAAGTTCTCCGCGAGGGCGGTGTACAGATTGGTGCTTTGCCCGTTCATTCCTTTGGCCTCCTGACGATGACGCTGGTTTTGCTTTCCTCGGACACCTCGCAGTACTCGTCTGCGGTGACGCCGATCCCCGAGAGAGCCTTCACCCTCCAGTACGACGGCTGCAGGTACTTCAGCATTTCCCTGCCGACCGTTTCGGGCGTCGCCCCGACCTCGCCAGTGTCGAGGTCCGTAGAGAGTTGGACGATTCGCCTGGACACCACGTCGGCGAGCTCGTCGTGCTTCCATGACTTCCTGTCGTAGGAGGTCTTCTTCTCGAGCTTCGTGCCGTCGGCGAGGACGACCTCGGGGAGGTCGGCCATCTTCTCGGCGACTATCGCCACCGAGGAGTCGTACAGCACCGACACCTCGAGCTTGAGGCGGTTGAGCTCGGACAGGTCCGAGCACGCCGACTCGACGGTCACGGAATCGTTGGCCAGGCTCTTCGTCTCCGCGTCTATCGCCATCAGCCTGCTGATGACCTCGTTCACGAGCGACGCAATCTTGCTGGTCTCGTTGGGCATGTGTTACTTACTCCTCGCTACGTAGTTCACACGAGGATAGTGGCTGCTCTCCTAAATGGCAAGCCCAAACCCGCCAGGAACATGTATGCGCCTACGGCGGAGTCAACCTGGTCGTCGTGAACTTTGGCCTCGGGAAAGGAAGAGAACTCGTCGAGCCAGTCGGTCATCCAGGGCGCCCTGATGACCCTGACGTTCCCGTTGGCGGCGGCGGCGGAGAAAGGCCTCGCCCTCGTCACCTTGTCCCCGGTGGACCTTATTCCCATGAAGTCGTACCCCGGGACGACGTACCTCGAGTACTGGTCGACGAGCGCCTTCCCTGAGGAACCCGGCTCCTGCTCCATTCTCACGGACACGGCGGGCCCGTCCTCGGCGGCTGTTTGCGCGACCAGCTGCTCAACCTTGTCGCCCTTCACCCTCGCCCTCTTCACGTCGAGCACGTAGGCCACCCCGTCCTCGAAGAGCATGAGGGTTCCGACAGTCCAGTCCGGGTCGGGGTTCGATCCGCTCGGCTCGGTCGCGGCCAAGTCCCAAAACCTCACGGCCCTCGCCGTCGGGCCCATCTTGGGGACCTCGCTGGAGTCGATCACCACGAACGACGTCCTGTCGAACATCGTTCCGAGCGTCGTCGCCCACCAGTCGCCCTCCTCCAGCCTTCTCCTCTCGAGCGGATCCAGCGAGGCGAGGGCTATGCGATAGGAGTCGGCGTCAATCCCCGGGTTGTCGGTCAGCTTCGAGGGCACGAAAACCCTCCCCGAATCCGTCCCCTCGACGATGAACCTCTGTCTCACCCAGTTCGGGGCGGGGTTGGATGCCGCCCTCATCCTCAGCGGCACCAGGGAGAGGGGGCCCGTCGACGGTCTCCTGAGACGGGAGAACAGGTAGCGGTAGTCGTTCTCCCTTATCTCGGTGACCTCGTCCATGCCGATGAACTGGAACTCGGAGCCCTTGTACCTGAGGTAGTCGTTCTGGTTGTTGAGGTATCCGAACGATATTCTCGCCCCCGACGGGAAGGTGGCCACGTAGGTGTTGTTGTTCCAGTGCACGTTCTCGTGCATGGCTATCCAGCCGCGGAACCTGTCCATGAGCGCCCCGGGAAGCGACAGGTCGGCGAAGGTCCGCCTGAACAGGATCGCCGAGTAGCCGGGCACGTCGAGGTATTGCATGGCCGACATCAGCAGCGCGGACGATTTGCCGCCTCCCGCGGCGCCCCCGAAGAGGCCCTCGAGGCAGTTCGTCCTGAGAAAAACCTTCTGCGTCAACGAAGGCTCCTCTGGGCAAAACATGGGTTTTATCGGCTGGAGCCACTCCAGCACCTTCTCCCAATTGACTTCTTCCATCATCGCTCCGAGCTTGTCCGGGTACTACATTATAGGTGTCGGCACAAATTCCAGGACGTAAATCCGCCATGAACAAGTTCCAAATAGCTATCCAGAAAATAGCCACGAGACAATCAGTCGCTAACTTGCTGATGTCTTCATTTATACTGTTTACGGCAATAGGAACCTTCTTGATCAACCCACCGCTCGGCTTCATCGTATTCGGGGTCACCGCGGGGGCGGTCGGCTATCTGCTCGGCAAGGAGTAATCGTAGAAAATGGCGTGGAACTCCCGAACCAACAAGAACCTCGGAACCGACAGGACGAAGGCGCTGAATCCCGGCGCCCCGGTGGCCTACAACCCATCGCAGGTCGGCAGGCCGTACCGGGACTCGTGGGACATCGAGCGCGCATACCGCGAGGGATTCCAGAAGGTCACCTGGGTGAATCGTTGCATCGACGCAATTTCCGGGAACCAATCTCGCCTACCCATGATCCTGCGGGAGGACAACAACCCGTCGGGGAGAGTGGTCAGGAAGACGGACAGGAAGATACTGGACATCTTCAACACCAAGGCGAACATGGGGGAGAACTCGTTCGTGTTCCGCTACAGGTTGTCGTCGCAACTGCTCATGTCGTCGCGCGGGGCCTTCATCGAGAAGATCAGGGGGCGCGACGGCGAGCTGATCGCCCTCCAGTTGCTGCCACCCCAGCACACCGCCCCGATACCCGACCCGAAGAAGTTCGTGTCCGGCTTCGAGGTGGACATGCGCAACGGAACGAAGGTGACGCTCAAACCGGACGACGTGGTCTGGATCAGGAAGCCGCACCCCCTAGACCCGTACCTGTCGCTCACGCCAATGGAGTCCGCTGGCATAGCCATAGAGATAGAGAATCTCTCCAAGCTCTACAACAGGAACTTCCTGCTCAACGACGGTAGGCCGGGCGGCCTGCTGGTCGTCAGGGGCGAGATAGACGACGACGACAAGGACGAGTTGCGCAACCGGTTCAGGGGAAACGTCGCTAGGGCGGGGGCCGTGACCGTGCTGTCCTCGGACGAGGGCGTCGACTTCGTGGACACAGGCCAAAGCCCGAGGGACGCAAACTACGTGCAGATGCGCCAGA